GGGCCTTGTTCTCCTTGTATGCCTTGTTCTCCTTGAGGACCTATATTTCCTTGTATGCCTTGTTCCCCTTGTGGGCCTATATTTCCTTGTATGCCTTGTTCCCCCTGAGGGCCTATATTTCCTTGTATGCCTTGTTCTCCTTGAGGACCTATATTTCCTTGTATGCCTTGTTCCCCCTGAGGGCCTATATTTCCTTGTATGCCTTGTTCCCCTTGAGGACCTATATTTCCTTGTATGCCTTGTATGCCCTGTGGGCCTATATTTCCTTGTATGCCTTGTGGTCCTTGAGGGCCTATATTTCCTTGTATGCCTTGTGGTCCTTGAGGGCCTATATTTCCTTGTATGCCCTGTGGGCCTATATTTCCTTGTATGCCTTGCGGTCCTTTACAACACTGTGGAAACAATAACATTTTTAGTAATTCATTTTTACATATTTCCGATTTTTTTTCACATTCATTATTTAAATCAATATTAATTTTTAAAGGACGTTCATCATCACTGCTACTACTATCATGCTTATGACGGTGACAATGTTTTCGATGTTTTCGGTGTTTTTCTTGTTTGCTCATTTATATTCTAATAAGAGAAAAAAAAATAATTTAGAAAAAAATAATTAAATTATATATTGATAGGAAATCATTATTATGAATATGAAAAAAGATGTCACACATACCTTGATTATCATTTAAAAAACAAACATTAATGTGTAAATTAGTAATGATAAATATCTAAATGATTAAAAAAAATTAATAGATTTGATTTAAATGGTGTGAATATACTTATATATATATATATATTATATGAGTATTAGACAAAATTATCTTATAACATTTCATAATAATGAAGATGTTTATGAACAAATATATAAATTAAAAAAAAGTATATCATTAAATGATAGACAAATAGACGGATTAGCAATGAACTTTTATAATAAATATATTAAAAAAAATAGAAATATTACAACAGATGAATATACAAATTATAAATTAAATAAACATATTGATAATCATTTTAGATTAAATTTTACAAAAGATTTAACTAAAAGTATATTAGAAGAGCTAAAATATCAAGTAAGTATAGATTTACTTGAATATGAAAAAATTATATTGGAAAATAAAGATTTTATTAAAAGTATTAAGGAAACAACTAAATTGAGTTTACTAGATGTGGAAGATAATAATAAAACTAATTTTTTAGAATTTAATCCACAAAATAATTTTTCACTTGTAAGTCAAAATTATGTATTTCAAAATGATACTATAAAAAATACAAGTAATAATGAAAGTCAAAAATTATTTAATGCATCGAAACTTGAAAATAATAATCCTTTACCATACAATCAATTTAATAGTGAAAATGATATTCCAATAGATATTATTATATTAGATAATGGTGTTTGGGGGGAACATTCTAATCTTATTCGTAATGATGGTACTAAAATTTGTCAATATACAAAAGAACAACAAAGCAAATCCTTATGGCGATTAAGTAAAATATATGATTTATTAGGTATTCAATATAATAAAAATGATAATGTTCCGGAAGGAGTAGATACTACTTCTAATAATTATTTTTCATATTATCAGCCTACCCAAAAAGAAATCAATCTTGGATATTTTAATCATGGAACCATGATAGCTGGAATAATTGCCGGAACACACACAGGATGGTGTAGAAATAAATCAGTTCGTATTCATTCGATACCTATAGTAAATATATTTAATTATTTTGTAGCAGGTGTAAATGATGCGGTCGAAAGAATTATAGAAATATTAATAGTTGAATATCAAATATATAAACTTGTGAATAGTGATTACTCACCTACACTAATTTGTCGTTGTTATGAAAAATCGGGTTGGTTTAATAATATAGATTTATTTAGTAATTTTACCCAAAATCCGCTTACTAAATTATATAAAATGAAAGCTACATTAGGTATTAATATTTCTAAATTTAATCCTACGGGTGTTATTTTTGACAATGAAAGTTATTTACTATTAGGTTCTTTATATAAATTACAAAAAAAATTAGGAGCAATTAGTTTTTTTGCTTCCGGAAATTCTACAGAATTACAACTTGTCTATAGTGAAAATAGTTCTGACTTTTATAATAAATATTATATTCAACCAAGTCAATATGTTATCTATCCATATCGACCATATTATACTACATTAAAGTCTAAATATTATACAATATTAGGAACAAACATTGACAATATTAATATTTCATTTATTGTTAATTATAGTTCAATATTTAGTTTCAGCACGGGAAAACAATTTACATTTAATATAAATTATACCGCTTTACAACAACTTGTTGTAAATACAATATTTCCATTAACTTATCAAAATACATATTTAATAATGGATGAAGACCAATCAATTTATTTAATTGGTAGTTCTGGATTAACTAGTAGAATAAATGATACTCTTAAAATACTTACTGAAAATAATATTATTTGGTTACAAAATTATTTACCTACAGGGTTTAGTAGCTTTGGAAGTGCTGTTTATAATTCACAAGGTTCTATAATATACTCATCCTCCGCATATGATATCAATCATAAAAATCTAAATTCAAACTATTATACTACAGGAACTGGAACAAGTTTTTCAACCGCAAATTGTATTGGTATAATATCCATTTTTTTACAGTGGATTACGTATAAGGGATTTATTGGCAAAAACAGAAACAATGCTACTATAACAAATATGTATGTTAAAAATTATTTAGATACATTTCATATAAATTTAAATACTTTACTATTTAATTTAACTTTTCCATTGTCAAAAACGGTGATATCAAATCTTAATAATGTGTACCTAGATCTTATAAATTATAACAATAAAAGTAGTTATACTGATTTTTACCCTTTTCAATCTATAAACTCAGTAGAATACTCACAACCATTACCAAATATTCCTGTTAAAATAATTTATCAAGGTGACCTTACCAATTATGTAGATAGATATGCTTATATGAGTCTAGATAATAATAATATAATTGATATAATCAATAATCAATTAAATCAAAATATTATGAATAATACTTTATTTAATTTTCAAATCAATGAAGTAAAAAATATTTTAAATAGCTATAATAATAATTTATCATTAATATTATTAGATTTGTCTATAAATCCAGATAAAATAGAACAAACGAAAACATTATTATCTGAATATAATAATAATTTATCTCTATTATTAAATCAAATGAATAATAATCAATATGAAAATATTATTACTATATTAGCATTAATAAAAAGTATATCATCTAGTTCTTAATTATACAGACATATATTATTTTATGGATTTAAACTTAATTGAAGCGACTTTACATAAAGCCATTTCTATTATGTTTTTGACAGAATATTTTTAAATAGATTAATAATTTTATTGTCGACTTCTTCTAGATTTTCTCTTATTAATTGACCTTCTGTATTTTTTTTTGTAAAATCCTCCATCTACTTCTTCCATAGGTGGAATAGGACCATGAAGTGGAACAGGATTGCGCTTTTTTGCTGCTTCATTCAAACTTTTCATGCGGTTTATATTGTGCTCCATTTGTTCTATTATATCATCGTATTGACTAGACACACTATTTATTGTTAACATAATCATATTGATATCTAAGTGAGAAATTATAACTGTTGGGTAACATACAACTGCGATTAACACAAGCACTTTTTTTGCCATTTCTTGAAGTGTATCTCCTTTCTTACTATGAAATAAAATAATCTTGCACGCATCCATTAATATTTGACTATTATCCATGTTTTCTAAATTAGGTAAAAAATTCATATCGTTTTTTTCAATCGTGTATATTTTTAATGCAGCATAATACAACCTATCAATAGATATAAATCCTATTCTATCGTATATCTTTTCTTGATATCGTTTAAAATCTGTCAAACCTTCAACAGTATCTTTAACTAATTCTGTATCGGTTGAATTCAGTTTTATATTTCTATTCATTATATAAATATATATATATATTTTTTTAGAGTATGCCTTTAATTTGTCTAATCTTGAAAATATAATTAATGTTTTTCTAATTCTTCACTATACCAACATATAAGTCTTTTAATATATCTTTCGCATATTTTGGATGATTTATCTAGTAAAACATCTTTACTATTTCTATTATGTTGCCATCAGTCTGATTATAGTAAAACATAAATTTTCTTATTTATCGTCGACTTCTTAATTTTCTAGATTTTCTTGTCTTTATTGATCTTCTGTAATTATTTTTGTAAAATCCTCCATCTACTTCTTCCATAGGTTGAGTTTTAGAAGCTTCCCAAGCAGCTGCCGCCGCCATAGAAGCATTATGAGAGGAAGAAACAGCCGGAACAGCTGCAGCAGCTGCCGCCCGACTTATTGCTGCTTTATTCAACCCAAACAAAAGGTTTTTACAGCTTTTCATTATTTCCACAAGACTATCTGAGTTATACCGATTGGACACACTATTTATAGTTCTCATAATCAAATGTATATCTAAGTGAGAATTTAAGGCTGGTTCACTTAGAACTGTGCATAACACTACTACTGTATTTACCATTTGTTCAATTGAAACTCCTGGTTTAGTATTACGTAAAACGATCATTGCCGCCTGTCTTAATATCTGATTATTTTGCAAGTCCGACAAATCAAGAAATTCACGCTTAAAAGGATGAGGTCCAACATGGAATTTCTTCAAAAAATTGCTTTCTAACAATTCCTTATGTTGTGCTGCGCGCATCAACTGTTCTACACTGATACCAGCAATTCTACGGTATATTATATTTTCCAAATTTCGGTGTTCATTTGGATAGTTTGAAGGTTCTGAAGCCAAAATAGCACTCATAGATTTTTTCCATGGATCAAGTGTTGGATCATTTGGGTTCATTTTATATATATATATATATATAAAGAACTTATTTATAGTTCAACAATAAAGTTAACTTTTTAATTAAAGATGTCATTATACTTTATTGATGATTTCTAATACATCACGACACATGTATTTTCATCTTCGATTTTTTAAATTACTTAAAAGATAGATATAGAATATATAAATAATTTTTTACTTTGTCTCATTTTTCTTTTCTGTCAGTGTAACAAGATTTCTAATATTTTTCATATCTTCTTGTTCAAGTTTTTTGTTCTTCATAGTATTTATAGAAAAAAATTATATTAGCTGATATCATCTAATTCTTCACTATACCAATATATAAGTCTTCTAATATATCTTTCGCATATTTTGGATGATTAATATAGTTAAACATAATAGTTGCATCTTTACCAATAGCCATTTTTATTATATTTCCACCAGGATGTTTATTTATCCAATCTGATTTTAATAAATCATAAACTTTTCCATCAATTATAGTTAAGTTTTTACTTTTATTTACTTCATCAATGGAGTAAACCTTTTCATTTTTATTTGTATTATTACTTATTAAATCAACTACTTGTATAGAAGTTCTCAAGGCACCTTCAATCCAACCTTGTGTGTCAGAATAACATTCCCCGCATATATAAATATTATCATAAGGTTGAATAATTTGTTCTCTTATATGGTCACTATTAACATATGGAATATAATAATAAACACCGTTGTGCCAAAAATGATTACTAATCCATTCAGGATCTGGTATTTTCTTATCTGGATACATTTCACGAATATTTTTCATTAGAGTCGATTCAAGTTCACCTAAAATTGATAAATCTTGCCATTTTTTTGATACAATATAATCACTATAACTTATTACACATAAACCTGTTTTTTCATTTATTGGAATAAAAGTTCTAATTAAATTATTTGTACTTGTTTTATGTATCCCATGAAACCAAGCCATTTTCATATTAGGGTCCAGAGGAAATTTAGCATATATTCGCATTTTTGATATAGGTGTAACACTGTTTAAAATATTTTCATATTTATTTTTTAAATTAGAAAACTCAACTAACCCATGTTTATCAATTGCTAATATTAATTTTGAATATTCTATATTTATTTTTTTACCATTGAAATCAATAAAATGAGCTATTGTTTCATTCCAATCTACTAATTTTAAATTAAGTGTAATCTTCACCCCTGACTCTTCAAGTTCTTTTTTTATATTATCAACTATTTGAGTTAAACCACATGTTAATATATTATAATTTGTTTTAGGATGAAACTGAGTTTTGATAGATATTAACCCATCATATGCATTTCGTGTATAAAAATGGTCATCATAACCAAAACACGTAATATATAATTCAGCTATTTCCATGCCAAATAATTCAACACATAATTGTGCTAAAGTTTTATAACGCATACTTTCATCTAATTCTAATGATATTAATTTGTTTGTTAGTTCTTTAATCTGTTCACTATTAGGTAAAATAATAGAATCATTTAATACAAGTCTATATTGTTTAAGATCACTGACTGGAATTATTTTATCTTTTAAACCATATCTATTTATTAAATTAATTAAAATAGTATGATTATCTGAAAAACGTCCAGCTCCAGCTTCAAATGTAATACCTTCCTTTTCAATTGTCATAATACGTCCACCTAGTCTGTAACTTTTTTCAACAATTTCAATATCTGTTCCATTCGCTAATTTTTTATCTAATAATAATAATGCTGAATATAATCCACTTATACCACCGCCACAAATTAAATATTTTACCATATATATTAGTAATATATTATAAAACTATATAAAAAATAAGATAGAATTAGATGTATTATAATGATACATTTTTTGCTATTTACTTTTTTATTATTTTTAGGTTTTAGTTTTCGGTCATACGTAATGAATAATATAACTAATCTTGAATATAGAGCAACGGTCTCTAAAGTATATTCATTTAATCTTATAGCATTATATTTAACATTTATGTTTTCAGATAGCTTTTATATTATGAATTATTTTGGATGGCTGTCTTCGGTGATTTTAGTTTCTGGTTATATCAATAGTGTTGTATAATATAATAGAAGATGAATGTAACTCATTTCATATACTATTATCTTTTATTTGTGTTTTTTCTTCAACTAACTTACGGCAATTAAGATGTTCTGTTCCCATAAAAACATTCATATTTCTCACTAATTCTTGACGACATTCACTATTCGTCATCATTTG